AAAACAAAAGTGGCTAGAAGGGCGTGCTGTAGCTCGCAAGGCTTTAGCAGAAGCAGATATTGAATCTCCATTAGCTAATCGAGATCAGTCTTATATCGATGGGAATATACCTGAAAATTTGCAGGACAAACGTGGTAGCGAAATAGAGTTTCGTTTAGAAGAAATGATGGACGAAGCGGAAACTCGTGAAGAAGTCGCAGTCATTCGTAAAATGATTCTGAATGAACGAGAACGTGATCCGTGGATGTCAGGTAAGTTCGCTGGAGATCCACGAGATGTTACTAGGCTAGATACAGATAGAGAAGTTTATCTTGGTCCTGATGACTATGAATTAGCTTCGGCTTCATCTCCTAACGATCCTACCCCGCCAGAAGAAATAGTTATTGAAGACCCAAATCGGTCAGGACAATTCGCTAACCCGGAACAAGATTTAGAAGAAAGCATTGAGTCCAAGACATCTAAGCTAGATATTTTGATGTGGGAGTACTTACGGGGAAATCCTTCAGTATTAGTTGAACACCCGATTACGGGTGAAATGGTTGATCTTGTTGAACTCATTGAAGAGAATCCTCTTGGCCTTGAAGATGGCACTCCAGAAATGGAGCAATGGATTAAAAGTATTTACTACCAAACAGACCACTATCAAGACAGTGAAGTTGGTAGAGCAGACAGAGAATACCAGTGGAACAGTGCTGGTGATGGTGAAGATGAATGGTCTACTCGTCGTCTTGACCTGATCTCTATTCAGGTTGAACAACTTGAACAGATCCTTGGGCAAGCCAACATAAACCTTGACGACAACCAGATTTGGGAGTTAGCTAAACAATCCTATTTGCAAGGACTAAACCTTGCCGAAATAAAAGATTTCTTAGTTACAGCGACCACAGACGAAGGGAGCCCTCTCTTCAACTTTGGTGCAGGTGCTCCTGCTGGTGGAACTATTTCGGATTTCCGAAGCAGTATCAAAGATCTGTACCGCCAGTATTTGATGAACCCCGATGAAGAGTTGTTAAAACGGCGTTCTCAACAACTATTTACGGGTGAGACAACTGTTGATTTGGTTGAAGATGAGATGATGGAGCAGGCAGCTTTGCTGTTCCCTGCGTGGAAAGATCGTATCGAAGCTGGTAAAACTCCGCTTTCGATTGTGGGTGCTTATAACGGGATCTTTAGTTCTGTTATGGGGTATAGCCCTCAATGGGATGGTCGAGATAGAGATTTAGCTGTGCGAGTTGGCGGTATCCAAATGGAAGTGGATTCTGGAACTTACCAAGAAATATCTGGTGGAGAGTTTGCTCGCTTGCTCCGACAAACAGATCAATACGATCAAAGTCCACGGGGGATTAATAATGCTTATGAGCTTGTAACTGGATTGGGTAGGCTCATGGGAGAGGTTGCATAATGGTTGAGTTTTATGATACGGACGAAGAAGGCAACCTAATAGACCGTACTCCCAGTACTGATGAAGAGCGGGCTGCGGCTAGAGCAGCTATTGGGTGGACAGAAGAGCGAGGTCCGGGGACCGGACAATCTTTTGTTCCTAATATGCGTCGATGGACAGCGGAGCAAGGCTGGATTGATCCACTTCCTGCTGGAGAAAACCCTGACCTTGGCGCAGGTTATTGGACAGATCCAGCGACCGGTCTAAATACCTATATTTCTGGTGACCCTATTAATCCTATTGATAGGCTCCCCGGCGAAGAAGATCCGTATGATAAGTGGGAACGGTGGAAGCGTGACGAAAATATTAAAGGCGCTAAAGCAGTTATCGAGAGCTTTTTAAAAAGATTCGGGTTAGGGAAACTAACAAAGATCGCTCTGGGTTGGGCAGAGTCAGGCATGTCGCATGAAGCGATGCTTGTGCAACTCCGCTATGGACCTGACCCAACTGTACGTGAGGTTTATGACGGCAAGTTCCCTGCAATGGCATTGCGTGAAGCCGGAGGGTTCCGGGCAATTAACGAAGCAGAGTACCTTGACCTTGAACGAGGCATTTTGCAGATAGCCAATCGAGCAGGAATTGAAAATGAGTTCCTTGGCATGGATGTTGAAACAGGTGTAACTGGTATTACTGCTTTGATTGGTGGAGATGTTTCTCTTGCCGAGTGGCGTGACCGTGTAGCTCTGGCTGAAGAAGCAAAAAATAGTGCTGATGAGGAAACGATAACTGTTCTACAAACACGTTATGGATTTGGTGATGGTGACATTGTTTCAGCGATGCTTGATCCAACGAAAACTAAAAACATTGTGGATGCCCGTCGCCAATACGGGGCCGCTGGTTTAACAGCCCAAGCACAACAAACACTTGGCCCACAACAAACATTTAGTCAAGAACTTTCAGAAGATTTACAGCGTATGAATGTACAACGCCGTGAAGTAGCTGCACGTTTGTCTCCACTACAGGGATTAACTACTGATTTAATTTATGACAGTGGTTTATCTGGTGAAGTGTTAGGGCGTGGCGCATTTGGAACCACAAGTGATGCGTCAAAAGTACGACGTTCGCAGCAACAACGAACCGCAGGATTTGTTGGTGACACCGGAGCTTTAACTACTCGTGAGGGTATTACTGGACTTGGTGCAGCAAAGTAGCTATATTAGTTACGTTGTCTGGCCCCTCCGGGGCGAGCTATTCAATACCCCCTCCATCCAAGGTACCACCGCTGAGGATGCGTATAGATAGGTGAGTGACATATGACAGATTCCGACTCTACTGGCAACAGTGAAAATGGTTCTGGCAGTTCAACCGAATCGAAACCAAACTGGCGACGTGAAATGGAAACTCGTTTGAAGGATGCTGAGGCGAGAGCTTCGGACGCCGAAAATCGGGCTTCTGGTTATGAGCGGCGTGACACATTTAGGTCAGCAGGACTAGATCCTGATGATGCTCGTGTCAGGTATTTCGTGAAGGGCTATGAAGGTGAACTTAATGCTGAGGCTATCCGTCAGGAAGCCGTTGAAGCTGGTTTTCTGGGTGACGATATGCCACCAATGGCTCAATCCCCTGTATTAGACGATGCTCTAATGGCGGAACAACGAATACAAGCAGCAGGTGAAGGTGGAGATCCGGTGTCACCGCCTGACTTTGAGGCTCAAATTAAAGCGACAACTAACGAAGACGAACTTCGGGCGTTGTTAGAGTCGCAAGGGATTATGTGGGGCGCAGCTACCTAACCTTTTGCTAAGTCAATGGAGTCCCGACTATAGGACTCACCTGTGGCTTATACAACTACATCTACCTTGGGAGATCAGGTAACTACGGCGTTCGAACAGATCGCTTATTTTGGGCTGCGTTCGCAGCCTCTTTATGAGATGATTGCGGATGTCCGTTCAACTGCTCAGAGCCATAACGGCTCAGGCGTGCAGTTTACCTTCTACCCCAATATGGCCCAAGCAACATCAGCGCTCACTGAAGCATCAGATGTGACTGCTGTTGCACTCACCGACACAAAGGTTACGGTAACTCTTGCAGAGTACGGTAGCGCTGTGGTAACCACCGCTAAGGTTCGTGGTACATCGTTCCTTAACGTAGACGCCGATGCTGCCAATATCATTGGTTACAACATGGTCGATTCAATCGACAAGGTTGTTTCCGATGTTGCTATGGCTGGCACTAACGTCCTTTACTCTAAGGGATCGGGTGCACAACCTACGTCCCGTGTCACCGTTGCTGATGGCAATACGTTTGACGCTACTACACCACGTCAAGCCGTAGCCGAGCTACGTGGCGACTCCGCTCCCGGCTGGGAAAACGGAAACTATATAGGAATCATCCACCCGGATGTTTCCTATGACCTCCGTGGAGAAACAGCGGTAACTGACGTTATCCAATACCAGTTGTACCAAGACGGTGCACCAATTCGTGCAGGTTCAATCGGCACGTTCAACGGTATCAACTACATTGAGAACCCTCGGGCTCCCATATTGGATGATGCTGGTGCAACCAGTACAACCAATGTTTACCAAACCCTTATTGCGGGTCGTCAAGCTCTAGCTAAGGCTTTCAGCCGTGCTCCGGGCTTTGGCGAGCAACCAAGCGTCGTGTTCGGTCCTGTGACCGATACTCTGCGTCGGTTCAACCCTGTGGGTTGGTATCACCTTGCTGGATGGGGAATTTTCCGCGAGGAATGTATGCGACGAAGTGAATCGTCGTCATCTATAGGCGACAACACCTGATAGTT